AGGTATATGATTGGAATCAAAAACCTATAGCGTTTAAGGAAAAACACTATGACTATATTAACAAAGAGTTTGTTAGGCGTGAAGAAGGTTATTGGTACTATAACAAAGGTGTTCCTACTTATATTACTGGTTCTCACTACATGTACTTGCAGTGGACTAAAATTGACGTGGGGCGCGCAGACTTTAGAGAATCAAACAGATTATTCTATATATTCTGGGAGGCTTGCAAGGCAGATTCAAGATGCTACGGATTGTGCTACCTTAAGAATAGACGCTCAGGCTTCTCTTTCATGGCTTCATCGGACACCGTTAACCAGGCAACAATATCACGAGATGCAAGGTTTGGTATCCTTAGTAAATCAGGAGCTGATGCGAAAAAGATGTTTACCGATAAGGTGGTACCCATCTCAATCAACTATCCTTTCTTTTTCAAACCAATACAGGACGGAATGGAACGCCCCAAGACGGAGTTATCGTACAAAGTCCCGTCGAAGAGACTCACTCGTAACTCCATTAAGGAGACAACCGAGGATCTCCAGGCAGGTCTCGACACCACGATCGACTGGAAGAACACAGGGGACAACTCGTATGATGGAGAGAAACTCAAGCTACTCGTCCACGATGAATCGGGTAAATGGGAGAGACCGGACAACATCCTCAACAACTGGCGTGTCACAAAAACAACGTTAAGATTAGGTAGAAGAATCGTCGGTAAATGTATGATGGGTTCTACTTCAAACGCATTAGATAAAGGTGGAGAAAACTTTAAAAAGCTATACGAAGCTTCGGATGTCAACAAAAGAAACCGCAACGGTCAGACTAGCTCAGGACTATATAGTATGTTCGTACCTATGGAATGGAATTACGAAGGATACATCGATTCTTATGGACTACCTGTATTCGACACTCCAAAAAAACCAATCAAAGGTATTGATGGAGAAGACATCGACATCGGTGTAATATCGCATTGGGAAAACGAAGTTGATGGTTTAAAGGACGATCAAGATGGTTTAAATGAATACTATCGTCAGTTTCCAAGAACAGAGAAACACGCTTTCAGAGATGAAGCTAAGGAATCTTTGTTTAATTTGACTAAAATATACGAGCAAATAGACTATAATGAAGATCTTCGCAACACTAATGTAGTTACGCAGGGTAATTTTCAATGGGAAGGTGGGATTAAAGATACTAGGGTAATGTTTGTACCTAATAAAAATGGCAGATTTTTAGTTAGTTGGGTTCCTCCAATTGGACTACAGAATAGATACAATATAAAAAACAATATAAAATATCCAGGAAATGAACACTGCGGAGCATTTGGATGTGATAGTTATGATATATCTGGTACTGTTGATGGTAAAGGTTCTAAAGGATCTTTGCATGGATTAACTAAGTTTTCAATGGAAGACGTGCCGCCAAACTTATTTTTTTTAGAATACATATCAAGACCGCAAACTGCTGATATATTTTTTGAAGATGTTTTAATGGCTTTAGTATTTTACGGTATGCCTATATTAGCAGAAAACAACAAACCAAGACTATTATATTATATAAAAAGAAGAGGTTACAGAGGTTATTCTATGAATAGACCTGATAGAGTTATGCATAAACTATCAGTAACGGAAAGAGAAATAGGTGGAATACCTAATTCGAGTGAAGATATAAAGCAAGCTCATGCAGCTGCTATTGAAGATTATATAGAAAACCACGTGGGAATAACAACTGACGGATATGGTGATACGTATTTTCAAAGAACATTAGAAGACTGGGCTAAGTTTAATATAAATAACAGAACAAAACACGATGCTTCGATAAGCTCTGGTTTAGCTATAATGGCATGCAATAAACATAGATATTCACCTGTAGCAAAAAGAACGATCTCTAAAGTGTCTTTAGGATTCAGAAAATATAATAATACAGGTGCAAATTCAAAAATAATATAAATAAATGGTCTATACTAACAATAACAGCATCTTTCCAGATCAGGTGGTACCTGAAGAAGAAAAGAAATCATTTGAATATGGTTTAGCTGTTGGAAATGCTATTGAACAAGAGTGGTTTAGAAACAACAGTGGACAGAATAGGTTTTCCTATAATTTCCAGAACTTTAATAGACTAAGATTATATGCTAGAGGTGAACAGCCTGTGCAAAAATATAAAGATGAATTATCAAATAACGGTGATTTATCTTATTTGAATTTAGACTGGAAACCAATACCTGTTTTATCTAAGTTTGTAGACATAGTTGTTAATGGTATGACTGAAAAAGGATATGAATTAAATTCATTTGCTTCTGATCCATTTGCATTAAAACAACGTACTGACTTCGCTTCTAATGCTTTACGTGATATAAAAAACAAAGCAGCAATTGACCAATTGTCTCAAGCTACAGGTCAAAACTTTTACGCATCTACAGATCCAGATAATCTGCCAAGAGATCAAAACGAATTAGACTTATTTATGCAGCTTAATTACAAGCAAAGCATAGAAATAGCAGAGGAAGAAGTTATAAACAACGTTCTTGACTCTAATAAGTTTGACGAAACAAAGAAAAGACTTGCATACGATTTAACTGTGTTAGGCATATCAGCTGTAAAAACTAGTTTTAATCTATCTGAAGGAGTTACTATTGATTATGTAAATCCAGCTAATTTAGTTTATTCAGCTACTGACGATCCTAATTTTGAAGATATATATTATGTTGGTGAAATAAAAAGCATAACATTACCTGAAATTAAAAAGTTATTTCCAAATCTAACTGACGAGGAATTAGAAAGAATACAAAAATATCCAGGTCGCCAAAACTACGCTCAAAGCGACTGGCAGGTTAATAGCGATGTTAATCAACATCAAGTATTGTTTTTTGAATATAAGACTTATCAAGATCAAGTATTTAAGATAAAACAAACAGAGCAAGGATTAGAAAAGACTTTAGAAAAACAAGATACTTTTAATCCGCCACCTAGTGATAACTTTGAAAGAGCTTCAAGATCTATAGAGGTTTTATATACAGGAGCAAAGATACTAGGCATGGGTGACAGTATACTTAAATGGGAATTGTCCGAAAACATGACAAGACCATACGGCGACGTTACAAAGGTTAATATGAATTATGTTATATCTGCACCTAGAATGTATCAAGGACGTATAGAATCCATAGTTAGTAGAACAACAGGTTTTGCTGATATGATACAATTAACTCATTTAAAACTACAACAAGTTTTAGCTAGATTAGTTCCTGATGGAGTTTATGTAGATGTGGATGGTTTAGCGGAAGTTGATTTAGGTAACGGAACAAATTACAATCCAGCAGAAGCACTTAATATGTATTTCCAGACTGGTACTATAGTTGGTAGATCGCTTACTCAAGATGGTGAAATGAATCGAGGTAAAGTACCTATTCAAGAACTTCAAAGTTCTTCAGGTATATCTAAGATACAAGCTATGATACAAACGTATCAATATTATCTTCAGATGATTCGTGATGTAACCGGATTAAACGAAGCTAGAGATGGAAGTTCACCTGATAAAAATGCATTAGTTGGTTTACAAAAATTAGCAGCAGCAAACTCTAACACAGCAACAAGACATATATTACAGTCTTTAATGTACTTAACGGTAAGAGCTTGTGAAAATGTAAGTCTGAGAGTTAGCGATATGTTACAATTCCCATTAACTAAAGCTTCATTATTAAACAGTATAAATGCGTTTAACGTAGCTACACTTAAAGAAATAGATTCTTTATCAATACATGAGTTTGGTATATTCTTAGATTTAGAACCAGACGAAGAAGATAAAGCTCAATTAGAAAAAAGTATACAAATAGCGCTACAAGCTGGAGGAATAAAACTAGCAGACGCTATAGATATTAGAGAAATACAAAACATTAAGTTAGCTAATACACTTCTTAAATTTAGACAGTCTGAAAACGAAGCCGCTGAAAGAGCTGCTCAAATGGAAAATATTCAAGCTCAAGCTCAAGCTAATAGTGAAGCTGCAGAAAAAGCAGCAGCAGCTGAAGTACAAAAACAACAAGCATTAGCTCAAACAACTGTTCAAATAGAGCAAGCTAAATCTCAGTTTGAAATACAACGTATGGAGCAAGAGGCCGAAATAAAAAGAGGTTTGATGGCTGAAGAGTTTTCATATCAAATGAAACTAGCTGAAATGCAAGCTCAAGTAACTTCTCAAAAAGAAGCCCAAATAGAAGATAGAAAAGACAAACGACTACAAATGCAAGGCACTCAACAGAGTGAACTTATAGATCAAAGACAAAACGATCTGCTGCCTAAAAACTTTGAATCATCAGGTAACGATAACTTAGATGGATTTGGTTTAGAGCAATTTACCCCAAGATAGGGATTATTAATTTTTATTATATTATATTATGTCAGAAGAAGTAAAACAAGAAGGAGAATTTAAATTAAAACCTAAAGCTCCTAAAATTAAAGGTCAAGGTAATATCGTTGCAGATATAACTAAGATAGATTTAAGTAAACCGCAAAAAGAAGAAACGAATGCCATTCAAGAGCAAGAAACAGGAACAGTGGTTGATGATAAACAAGCCGGAGATATACCAAAAGTGGAAGAACAAGTACGGGAGCCCGGCGAGATTCCTAAAGTTGAAATCAAAAGCGAAGAGTTAGAGTCACCACTTCAAATAATAGAAGATGAAGACGATAACACTGAAGAGATCACAATGGTTGGAGGCACTGAAAGTCCCAACACCTCACAGGAACAAAAAGAAGTACTACCGCAAGCTCAAACACAAGAGTTACCAGAAAACGTAGATAAATTAGTTTCTTTTATGAAAGAAACAGGTGGTACGATAGATGACTACGCTAGATTAAATGCTGATTACAGCGATGTAGATGGTGAGACTCTATTAAGAGAATACTATAAACAATCTAAACCTCACTTAGATTCAGAAGAAATTCAATTTGTAATTGAAGACTCTTTTAATTTTGATGAGGATTTAGATGAAGCAAGAGATATTCGAAAGAAAAAACTTGCATATAAAGAAGAGGTTGCAAAAGCTAAAAGCTATTTGGATTCAGTTAAGGATAAATATTACGCAGAGATCAAGTTGAGACCTGGGATTAATCCTGAGCAACAAAAAGCTACAGACTTTTTTAACCGATACAACGAGGAGCAAGAGCTCAGTAAAGTTAACCAAGAAAGGTTCCGTAGCCAAACAGACGAGCTTCTCAACAACGATTTCAAAGGTTTTGATTTTAAGGTTGGAGAG